CAGATGATCGACCTGATGGCACAGCCCGGCCCTCCGCCGGAACCTGCAGAACCGGAAGGCCTGCAGGGCGCGCAGATGTACCCCAGTGAAACGCTTGCGGATTACGCACCGCACAGCACTGCCGCGCCTGAACCGGCTCCATCTACCGAGTATGACCCCATCAACGATGACGCGGATGATCTACCATTCTGATCTTGTAAGCTGTGCTATCCGGCTATACGGGCGTGCAAAGGAGGTGAGCAAGTGGCAAAAGAAGAAAAGAAGTCGTTTGTGGTGTATCTAGACTGGTTTGATGCGCTGGAGGAGTACACGGATGCCGAAGTCGGACAGCTGATGCGAGCTTTGGCGAAACACGTCCGCACTGGTGAAAATCCAACGTTTTCTGACCGTGGAATGCGTGGGAACTTCCGTTTTATGTGCAATGGAGTGGATTCGGCTACGGAAAAGTACGAGAGCGTCAAGCAAAAGCGCCGTGAAGCCGGAAAAGCCCGTGCAGCTCAAATGCAAGCAAACTCAGCACATGCTAGCACATGCTACCAAGTGCAAGCAAGTGGTAGCTATAATGATACTGTTACTGGAACTGTTAATGGAACTGGAACTGTTAATGGAACTGGAACTGTTAATGGAACTGGAACTGTTAATGGAACTGGAACTGTTAATGGAACTGGAACTGTTATATCCCCTAACGGGGATATATATAATAGCGCCGCACCCGCCGCCGTTGACGTAGAACTTTCCAAAATCGTCCAGCATTATCAGCAGGCCGTCGGGGACTTCCCACGCTCTGCACTGGACAAGCTGCAGAAGTGGAGGCAAGAGTACAGCACAGAGATGATCCTGTTGGCGATTGACAAGGCTGCAGAAGCTGGCAAGCGGTCGTGGAACTACATCAACGGCATATTGTCCGGCTGGAAACGGGACGGCCTGCGCACGCTGGGAGACGTGGAAGCCAACGAACAAAGCCGACAAGCCAGACCGAGAGGCAAGCAGCCAACCGAGACCGTAGACGACCAGCTTGCACGGGTGCTGGCGAAGATGGACAGAGAAAGAGGGTTTGAGACATGACGCGGGAAGACGTGGCAAAGCTGATCCGCATGAATTTTGTGCTGTACAAGCTGGGTTCCAAGCCACTGACCGATGAGGAGATGCAGACCACTATCGATGTGTGGGCGTATCAGTTTGGCGACTATGACGGCGATACTGTCAAGCGGGCTTTTCTGGCGGCAAACCGGGTATGCGTTTATCCGGTCACTGTGGCCGACATCTTCAAGCAGCTTTCCCAGTGTCTTGACCCGTCCGCTGAATGGGAAGCTCTGGCTGTAGCGGCACGCAAGGCACAGACATTTTTGAGCTGGCGCAAGTTCCCGATGGTGACCGGCACTGATGAAAAGGGCGGGCTGCTGCGTAGTGACGGACAGAAAGAGCTGAAAGCCCTGTATGACCAACTCCCCCCGGCGGCAAAATCCTATGCCGGGAGCGTGGGAGGGCTTGCAGAGCTGGCTGAAATGCCGGACCTCACATACCGCCGTGCCGAATTCTTAAAGCAGGCTCAGGCCGATATCACAACTGCCCCACGTGAAGCTGCAAGGCTGCGGGCGAGCGAGCCTACAAGGAAGGAGATTGAAAAATGAGCGAATTTATCGACCGCGAAAAAGCCATCGCAAACATCAAAGCGTCATATTGCTGTGGCTGCGAACATTACAACGGCGTAAGATGCCGCGCGTGTCAGATTATGGACGCGATTGATGTGCTGGAAGACGAACCGGCAGTGCCTGTGATTGACGCGAAATCTATGAAAAAGTACCTGACCGACTGGAAAGACGGGCTGGCCGGGAGCGAAAATTGTGGGTACTTGTACGCAATCAGGGAAAAGCAAACGGTTCAGGTGCTGAATACCATACTGAACTACATTGGTTACATGCTCAATGGTGACAGCGGGGTGCAGACCGATGGTAAAACTTGAACCCTGCAAAGACTGCCCAGACCGGCACCCGATCTGCCACGACAGCTGCCCACGGTACGCCGAGTACAAGCGTCAGCTGAAAGCGCAGCGCATCTACACCAACGGGAACCATGCGGCGGAGCGGATCAGCCGCAACGATTTCGACAAAGAAGGATGGATGGGAGGAAGAAAGCGGTGAAAGTGCTGATTGCCTGCGAGGAATCGCAGGAAGTATGCAAGGCGTTCCGGGCAAAAGCCAGAAGCAAAACCGCGCCGGGCGTTGCAAAAGCAATGGCCGAACAATGGGGGTAAAAAATGAAAACGGCACAGACGAAGAAGTACAAGCCCGGACAGTATATCGTTTCGCTCGATCATCTGATGGAGCAGGAACTTGTTTATTACGGCGGGAAACTGCTCTACAAGGGATGGTTTGGCAACTGGCAACTGTGGTATGCGAAAACTGAGCTTGCCAGACTGCGCATTCGGGAAGCTGTGAGAACGGAGGAAGAACATGAAACCGAAAACGAAATCCGAGCTGATGGCCGAGTGGGCCAGCCAGCCCGACCAGCTCAAAAGAGAGCGGGAAGTCAAGGCCATCCGTAAGGCGATGGACGATGCCCGCGCCGTGATGAAGGACGGTCTGAACCGGTACGTCAAGAAAAAGACCAAAGCCCGCAGCATGGCAAAGGCTGAAGCTGACCCATTTGCTGAGCTGGAAGGCTGGGAAAGCATGGAGCAGATCCAAGATGCTTACGGCTATGGCGAGATCACCGCCAACAAACGGGACAAGCTCACCGACCTGTGGGAAGCCCGTGAAGCTACAGGGAACAGCCGCAAGGGCGCGGACAAGTACCACGACCTTGTGACGGAGATGCTGGAAACGGCCATCCGCCGGGTGGGCAATGAGTACGCAGATATGCTGTTTGAGTATGACCAGCAGCGCAGAGAAGCTGAAAAGCAGTGCGAGCAGCTGGCAATGGAATGGATGATGAAAAAATGACCGACATTGAAAAATCAATTGCCAAGCTCCAGAGGTGCTTTCCGGGAAGTTATATTACTGACCGGAACGAGCTTATTGTCCATCCGAGGACAAACCAGTATATTATTCTGGAAAACATCGGAACGGAAGATGCCATCAAGGCCAAAGTGCTTGAGTGGCTTTCACGGGCGGCATTCAAGACCGCACCATATTCACAGGAGTGGAGAAATCGAAAATTCCACAAATATATGAGGGACGGCATCAATGCTTTTCTGGATACCAATTTCTCCGAGGATGATATGGAGTTGATTTACTCCTACATGGGGCTTGCCTGCGACCGTTGGCTGACGCTCATGTTTATCGACCACGACATGAGCATCGAGTGGCTGAAGGAGCACGTATCATGAAGCTGACCATCTACGGCGAACCTCGCACCAAGAAAAACTCTGCCCGCATCCTCAAAAGCCGCTCAGGCGGGCGCTTTGTGGCCCCCAGCAAGGCCTACGTGGATTATGAGACGGACTGCCTGCGGCAAATCAACAGGCCGCGCAGCCCCATCTCTGCCCGTGTGAACGTGCGGTGCGTGTACTACATGAAGACCGCCCGCCGGGTCGATCTGGCAAACCTCATCGAAGCGACCACGGACATTCTGGTAAAAGCCCGCGTGCTGGAGGACGACAACAGCAAGATCGTTGCCGCCCACGATGGCAGCCGAGTGGAGCTTGACCGGAAGAACCCAAGAGTGGAAATCGAGATTGAAGAAATGGAGGAATAAAGCCGCATGAATCAAGTTTTTCTAGTTATAGGTTCAGCATTTTGCTACGTTGGTGGTTTCTGCATCATGATTTTTATTTTGGGCGTGATGACTGAGCTGTGCATCGAAATCTGGGACGGAAAGTTTAAGCAAATCTGTCTCAGATTTCAAATAAATCCGGCCGATGTTGCCTATTTGGCTGAAAACAGAAAAGACATTGAAGCGTGTCTTGATAAGCAGCGCGTTCAATGGCCAAAAACGGATACTGCGCCTTCTGGATGGTGGTGCTGTCCAAAATGCGATGCGCTGAATCAATACGTCAAAGACGACGAGTCGGTTGCATACTGCCGCTGCTGTGGACAGGCGGTCAACATGTTTCTTTTTCAGGAGGTGTACAAATGACCCGCACATGGATACCTGACACTGACACGCCGAAGCCGGACAGAACCGATTACTGCGCCGTTAAGGCGTGGCTGAACCGCTACCGCGAAGCGGAGAAAAGATACTACTTGCTGTCTGACCGGCTGGCCGAAGCACAGGAGGCCACCCGGCACATCACCCAGAGCCTCAGCGCGGCCCCCGGCGGCAGCAAAGATGGCCAGAGCCTTGCCCGGGCGGTGGAACGTAAGGAGGAAGCGGAGCGCCGGGCTTATGAGCAAAGAGCGGTCTGCGACAGGCTGTTCCTCGAGATCAGAAACGCGCTCGCCCAGATCCAGAACGAGAAATCATACACGGTGCTGTACAAGTACTATCTCGATTGCCTCACGTGGGAAAGGGTCGCAAAAGACATGAATTACTCTCTGCGCATGGTCTATGTCTTGCGGCGCAAAGCAATGGAGGAGCTGAGCCTTTAAGAACATTGCACTGTCATTACATTGCGGTTTCACTATCGCATGGTGTAAAATTGTATCATCGGAAAAGCCAAAAGGCAAACCGATGCATGCAGCCTCCGAAACGTGTCCCTTCTTGGCATTTTCCTCCTTTTCTGCTTGCAGGCACTGGGCTTTGCTCTCTCTTCACGTTTCGCGGGCTGCTTCTATGCGATACACTGACACAAAGGCAGCCTGACGCTCATGAGAGACAGGAGGCGGTTCGATTCCGCCGTATCGCACCATATGGCGCATGGACTAGACAACCCGCAAGGCCGCACGTGCAACCTCCCGTGCCGAGAAAAGGCCTTAGAATCCTTGCCAAGGTGTAGCTTTCCTGACAGGATGTGCGCCAACCAACAGCCCCGGCGGAGAACCGGAGCTGTTTTTATATGGCCGCCTGAGCGCAGTTTGGAGCGCGGTGCGTGTGTGTAGACACGGCTGGTTCGATTCCAAGGGCGGCTTTTATATTCCCGTAGCTCAATTGGTAGAGCGCTGGTCTCCAAAACCAGAGGCTGCAGGCTCGGTCCCTGCCGGGAATGCCATTTGCGTACCCTGGAGGGGGCTGCGCAGATAGCCGGGCATCTGGCGGCGAAAGTTCCAGATGCAGCAGCGCCCACCGTTTGACGCCTGTCCAACGCAACTGAATGCTGGGCGCTGCTTATTTTAACATTTTGACCGTTCGGATTTCCGGGCGGTTTTTCTTTTGCATGAATTTAGAGAGGTGGTGGCGGTGAGCGCAAAGCGGCTGACAGACAGGCAAAAAAAGAAGATCATCGCGGATTATATCCAGCTGCAAAATTACACCCGCACCGCAAAGCTAAACGACGTTGCAGAAAGCACTGTGCGCAAGATCGTGAAGGAAAACCCGGAATGTGCGGATTTGTGCGACAGAAAAAAAGAGCAGAATGCGCAGGACATGCTGGCCTATATGGAGAGCAAGCAAGGAGAAGCACAAGAACTTCTCGGGCTGTATCTGAAAGCGATGGCTGACCCGGACAAGATTGCGGAAGCAACACTGCCGCAGCTGTCAACGGCGTTCGGCACCATTGTGGACAAGTTTGCCATGCTGGGAGGTCAGATCGGCGTTGAAGTCCCGGACGATGGCCTTGCGGAGGCCCTGAATGCCGCCGCAGACCTCAGCCCGCCTGACGATGTGGATCTTCTGCCAAAGGAAGAGGACGACAATGCGGAAAAGTAACGGCTTTCGCTGGAAAGCCCTCAGCCAGCGGCAGAAACAGGTTCTTAGCTGGTGGACACCGCAGAGCGCATACAGCGGATACAACGGCATCATTGCCGATGGCGCTATCCGCTCGGGCAAGACCTTTGCCATGAGCTTTTCTTTTGTCCAGTGGGCCATGACCTGCTACAGCGGCCAGCAGTTTGCCATGTGCGGCAAGACCATTGCCAGCTTCCGGCGAAACGTGCTTGGCACGCTCAAGCAGCAGCTTGCAGCCCGTGGCTACAATGTCAAAGAGCATCGGGCAGAAAATTTCATGACCGTCAGCAAAGGCGGCAAATCCAACGAGTTTTACTTTTTCGGCGGCAAAGACGAGAGCAGCCAAGACCTGATCCAGGGCATCACGCTGGCTGGGGCATTCTTTGACGAGGTGGCGCTGATGCCGCAGAGCTTTGTCAATCAGGCCACTGCCCGCTGCTCCGTCACCGGGTCAAAATTCTGGTTCAACTGCAACCCGGGCAGCCCACAGCATTGGTTTTATCTTGAGTGGGTGCGGAAATGCCGTTCCCGCAAGATGATGTACCTCCACTTTACGATGGACGACAACTTGTCGCTCTCCGAGGAAATCAAGGCCAGATACCGCAGCCAGTACAGCGGCGTTTTCTACCAGCGCTACATTCTGGGCCTGTGGACGGTGGCAGAGGGACTTGTATATGACATGTTCGACCGCAAAAAGCATGTCGTTGATGAGCTGCCGGAACTGTCCCCCAAAAGCGCCTATGTGGCGTGTGACTTTGGCACCCAGAACGCAACGGTCTTTTTGCTGCTCCAGAAGCAGGCAGATGCAGACTGCTGGATCGTCACCCGGGAGTACTACTACAGCGGCCGCGAACAGAAGCGGCAAAAGACCGTGGGCGAGTATGTTGCAGACCTCAAGGCGTGGCTGAACGGTCTCAAGCCGGAGAGGATCATCGTGGACCCCTCTGCCCTGCCCCTGATTACGGAACTGCGCAAGAATGGCTTTACCCAGACCCCCGCAAATAACGACGTTCTGAGCGGCATTCTGGACGTGCAGACTATGCTGCAGATCGGGCGGCTGAAGATCTACAAAGACTGCAAGCACACGCTGGAAGAGTTCGGCGTGTACGCTTGGGACCCGGACAAAGACGACACCGTGCTGAAGGTCAACGACCACTGCATGGACGCTATCCGCTATTTCGTGCGCACAAAGCGCCTTGTGAAACTGAGGGATTGATTTTGAGCACTGTATACACATTCCAGACCTTTCAGCAGGCGCAAGCCGCCGGGGAACAGCCCGATTTTGTCCGGCGGTTCGTGCAGCAGCACTGCGCTTCCGGCCCTTACAGGATGGCGCTGGACGCTGACCTGTACGATGCCCAGAAAAACCCGGGCGCTGAGCGATTTTCGCAAGCCTACGCATTGATGCTGAAACGCCTGTCAAAAAACACCCGGCAGGATGTACCCCGGCCCGATATGGTCAAGAGCAATCTCTTCCGGAGGCTCAACAAGCAGCGTGCCACCTACTCCCTGGGAAACGGCGTCACCTTTGCGGATAAGGACGTGGACAAAGAAAAACTGGGGGCTGAATTTGACGAGCAGATCCAGAAGGCCGGATATTTTGCCCTGATCCACGGCGAAAGCTTTGGATTTTGGAACAGCGACCATCTGGTGGTGTTCAAGCTGACCGAGTTTGCGCCTCTGTACGATGAGACCTCCGGCTCCATGCGGGCCGGGGTGCGGTTCTGGCGGCTGAATCCTGACACGGATATGCACTATGTCCTGTACGAAGAGGACGGTTACACCGAGTACACGGAAAGCAGGATCGGCAGCACTATGCAGGAGACGGCCCCGAAGCAGGCATACAAGAGCGTGACCGTCTCCACCCCCGGCGGCGGGCTGGAAAGCGTGGAGGGGGAAAACTACAGCACTCTGCCTGTGATACCGCTGTGGGGATCCGACCTGCATCAAAGCACCCTCGTAGGCCTGAAAGCCTACATCGACAACACCGATCTGGTGACGTCCGGCTTCTGCAGCGACTTGCAGGATTGCGCACAGATTTACTGGCTGTGCGAAAACTTCAACGGCATGACCGATGATGAACTGCAGGAGTTCCTTGCGAAGCTGAACCTCTACCACATCGCCGGTGCGGACACCAGCGAGGGCGGCAAGATCACTCCATACACCAGCGAAGTGCCGGTGACTGCCCGGCAGACCCTGCTAGAGCTGCTGCACACCCGGGTCTATGAGGATTTCGGCGGTCTGGACGTGCATTGTGTCAGCGCAAACAGCACCAACGACCATCTGGATGCAGCCTATGAACCCATGAACCAGAACGCAGACGACTTCGAGGCTCAGATCAAACCTTTTGTTCGTCAGATCTGTGCGCTGGCTGGCTTTGGCAGCGCAACGCCGACATTCAACCGGAGCCGGATCGTAAACACCGCAGAGCAGGTCAGCACAGTAATCTCCGAGGCGGCGATCATTGGGCAGGACATGGCCATTGACCTACTGCCAAACCTGACCCCGGAGCAAAAGGAAAAGGCTCGGGCGTCCCTGATGGCTGAGAGTGCAGAGCGGGAGACCGTGGACGATGAGGGAGACACCGATGAAAAAAAACAGAAAAATTTATGATCCTCTGGGAAGATTGATCGATGTGATGCTTTTCGTCGCTGATTTTGCCATTGTGGCTGGGTGCTTTCTGGCCGTTGCGCAGGCGATTGGCTTATGACCGACCGTGACCGCATTTCCACCCGCCAGCTGAACCGCCTGCGCCGCCGCATCCTCCGGGTATACGGCACCGCCCGCCGGGAGATGACCGAGCAGCTCACCGAGTTCCTGGGGAAGTACCGAGCGCTGGACGAGCGCAAGCGGGCGCAGCTGGATGCAGGAGAAATCACCGAAGAGGATTACCGCATCTGGCTGCAAAATCAGGTCTTTCAATCTGATTTGATGCGGGACAAGCTGGACGGCATCACCCAGACCTGCACCACAGCCCAGCAGACGGCCTATAAGCTGGCCCGGGACGAGCAATACAACATCTTTTCCTTTGGCGCAAACTGGGCGTTCTACGAGCTGGAACAGGCTGCAGGCGTGACGTTCGGGCTGACCCTGTACAACACCGAGGCAGTCAAGCTGCTGCTGAAGGAGAACCCCAAGCTGGTGCCAAACAAGCGCATCAAGAGCGAGAGCAACCGCACCTATGATGCCCGGGTGTTCAACCGCTACGTCATGCAGGGCATCGTGCAGGGCAAGAGCGTCCACGACATTGCGGTGCAGGCTGTGAAGGGCATGGCAGACACGGAAGTGCACTGGGCTATGAACAACGCCATCACAGCTCTTACCAGCGCCCAGAACGCCGGGGCTTTGCAGCAGATGCGCAACGCCCAGGCTTTGGGCATCGAGGTCAAAAAGCGGTGGAACTCCACCCACGACTACCGCACCCGCGAGATGCACCGCCTGCTTGACCAGCAGACGGCAGAGCTTGACGAGCCGTTCAAGGTCATGGGTTACGAGATTCAGCGCCCCGGAGACCCCAACGCAGCGCCGGAGATGGTCTACCACTGCCGCTGTGTGCTGTCCTCTGCACTGGGCAAGTACCCCCGGCAGAACGCCACGCAGCGGGAAAACATTGTCACATATGAGGATACAGGCATGGTAAATGCCAAGGGAAAGCCGATCAAGGTGGCCGTAAAGAAAGCGGTTCCGGCTATGACCTACACCGAGTGGTATAAATCCAAGGGCGGCAAAGAGAAAGAACAGATGTGGTGGGCGGAAGAGAGAAAACGGAGAAAGGAGAGCGAAAAGCATGAAAAATAAGAAGTTTGGGATTGTCGTAATCAACGATGACTTTTTCTTGAACTTTTGCCGTGGTTTTAAGCCCCCGTGTGGTTACATTAAGCCAAAACACGCGCGGCCTTCCTACGGAAATGGCGCAAAGCCGCATGGAGCACACAAACGCCTTATTAGGACAATGGAAGGATTTAGAAAAAGAAAGAAGGGATGAACCGTGATTCTGCCGATGGAAAACACCGAGAGAATGATATTTCCCGGTGTGGGCAAGTACGGCATCCCTGAAATCAAGCCGGAAACGGACATCCGCATTGACAAGCTGGAATGGATCCCGGTCAATTATGCACTGACAGCCAAAGACAAAGCTACAAAAGGCGTGCACTTTTACAAGGACGACTATCAGTTTGAACGGTTCTGGAACAACCCGGATAAATACATTCCACTTTTGCAGCAGTTCGGCGCGGTATGTTCGCCGGATTTTTCGCTTTACAGCGATATGCCGCTTGCGGTGCAGCTTTTCATGCACTACAAAAAGCACTGGCTGGCTGCATACTGGCAGGCGCACGGCATCCACGTTATCCCAACGCTTTGCTGGTGCGGCGAGCAAAGTTATGACTGGTGCTTTGACGGAGAGCCTAGAAACGCCATTGTGAGCATTTCGAGCCACGGCACACAATCTGACCCATACGAAGCGGAGTGCTTTGCCAAACACTGCCGCAAGGCGCTGGAAGTGCTACAGCCGAGCAGCATTTTGTGGTACGGAAAGTGCCCGGCGGAGTTCGACTGGAACGTGACAAAAATTAAACCATTTCAATACGAAAGGAGGCACTACCGTGAGTAAAAGAGGTTCGGGCAGCTCCGCGAGAGCGGGCGGCGGCGCAAATGGAGCAAAAAGTTTGGATAGTACGCTGGTAAGAAGATCGAATGATTTTTCGTTGTTTGATGCTGGCGACGCAACAAAGCGCGAGTATGAAACGAACGTGAAAAAAATCCAGCAATCGAATCTTACTCAGCAGGAAAAAGCGGCGGCACTGGATAAATTGCATGAACTGACAACGGAACAGCTAAAGGCTCAGACGAAGGTTGCGAATCCATACGTTTCCGGCCCTGCAAGGTTTAACCAGAATCAGGTGCAAAAGGCAGCGGATAACACGGCACAGAAACGACAAAACGTCAATTCTTTTATGAAAGATGTGCAGAAGAAGTCAACCGCAAACAAAAAGGCAGCTGAAACAAAGTCGCTTTCTTCCGTTTTGGGTTCTGCAATGGACAGGGGCGCACTTGAAGTGACATTTGAGGGAAAGACCTACTATCGCGCAAGAAAAAATTCCAAGACGTGGAGAGTTCGGTAAACCATGAACTTTAACTACGACATCAAATTCACCGACAACACCCCGAAGCTGCATGAGGCGCTGGATTCATGGGCGGAGCGGGTGCTGACCCTCTGGGGGATGAAGGTGCAGGACTATGCCCAGCTGCTTGTACCCACCGGCACGGAAGACAGCACGGGCATAGAGGGCTATGTAGGCGGTGCGCTCAAGCAAAGCCTGACCTACGCCGTAGACCTTGCAAAAAAGACCGTGACCATCGGCAGCAATCTGTTTTACAGCGTGTATGTTGAGCTGGGCACGGGCGTATTTGCCGAGAAAGGCAACGGACGCAAAACGCCGTGGGTCTGGAAAGACTTCAACGGCAAATGGCACTTTACCCGTGGTATGGCTCCACGCCCGTTCCTGCGCCCTGCGGTGGAGGACCACATTGACGAACTGCGGCAGATCGCCGTGGAAGAAGCAGAGAAGGGAGAATGACTATGAGAAAGATTTTTGCAGCAATCACGCTTTTGGCTGTGTTGCTTCTGTGCGGCTGCTCTGAGGCTGACAAGGCGAACGCCAACATCTCAAAGCAGGCAGACTATTTCGAGAGCGAGCGCAAGATCACCGTCTACAACGCCCGCACGGATAAGGTCATCATGGAAGCCGAGGGCTATATGTCCATTTCCAACAACTCGGACAACGAGTTGGTCTGCACTGTAAAAATCGGCCCGGACACCTACCGCAAAAATTACATCTACCTCAACAGCTACACCATGTATGTGGTGGAGGACATTACCGGCACCCATACCGACCCGTACCACTATAAACTCTATTTCCACACTGACGTTTTGCCGAGCGTGGAAGTCAAACCGTAAAACCTAATATCTCAGCGGTTGGCGCGATGCGTCAGCCGCTTTTTTATGCCGTTTTCGCTCAATGGCAGAGCTGCTGATTTGTAACCAGCGGACGCGGGTTCGATTCCTGCAAGCGGCACCACGCCGGCAGCACGTCCGGCAAATTACCGGCAAATAAACCTTATTGCCAAGCATGGCAGCCCGAGCAAGGGCGGAAAGGACTATCACATGGCACTCGAACGCAAGACTCTCCGGGCGATTCTGGAAGATGAAACGACCGACACCAGCGGCAAGCTCAAGAAAATTCTGGACATGCTGCATGAGGAAACGGACACTTTGCAGAACCAGCTCGATGAGAAGAACGCAGCCCTCGCCAAAGCCGAAAAGGACCGGGACGCAGCCAACGGCGGCAAGGAAGCCGCTGAAAAGGCGCTGACCGACTACAAGGCCCAGCAGACCAAGAAGGACACCCACGCAGCCAAGGAAGCCAAATTCCGGGAGCTGCTGAAGACCGCCGGAGTGCTGGACAAGTATGCAGACCGCGTTGTGCGGCTGTCCGGCGAGGACATTGACAAGCTGGAGCTGGACGAAAAGGGCGAGGTCAAGGATGCCAAGAAGCACACCGACAGCCTGAAAGCTGATTGGAGCGACTTCGTAGGCACTACGACCACCACCGGCGCGAAGGTGGACAACCCGCCCACCAACACCGGCTCCAAAATGACCAAAGACCAAATTTTTGCAATCAAGGACGCTGGCGAACGCCAGGCCGCGATTGCTGCAAATGCCGACCTGTTTACAGGCGGTGGAAAGGAATAACATATGGCAGCAAAAGAAGGTATCACCATGACCACCGATATCACCGTAGCCGCGCGTGAAATCGACTTTGTGACCCGCTTCCAGCGCAACTGGGACCATCTGCGCACCATTCTGGGCATCATGCGCCCCATCCGGATGCAGCCTGGCACCGTGCTCAAGAGCAAGTATGCACAGGGCACCCTGCAGAGCGGCACCGTGGGCGAGGGCGAAGAGATCCCGTTCAGCAAGTACACCGTCAAGGAGAAGGAGTACGGCAAGATCACCATCGACAAGTACGGCAAGTCTGTCACCCTTGAGGCAATCCAGAATTACGGCTACGATGTCGCCGTGCAGAAGACCGATGATGAGTTCCTGTACGACCTGACCGCTCTGGTAACGGATAAGTTCTACAAGTTCCTGAACACCGGCACCCTGAAGGGAACTCCCAAGACCTTCCAGATGGCGCTGGCACATGCCAAGGGCGCGGTCGAGAACAAGTTCAAGACCATGCATCGCACCGTGACCGGCGTTGTTGGCTTTGTCAACGTGATGGACGTGTACGACTATCTGGGCAATGCCAATATCACCGTGCAGAACCAGTTCGGCTTCCAGTATATCAAGGACTTCATGGGCTACAACACCATCTTCCTGCTGTCCGACAGTGAGATTGCGAAGGGAAAGGTTATTGCCACCCCGGTAGACAACATCGTCATGTACTATGTGGATCCTGCGGATAGCGAGTTTGCCCGCGCAGGTCTGGTCTACCGGACCGCAGGCGAGGCAAGCAACCTCATCGGCTTCCACACTCAGGCAAACTACAGCACCGCAACCTCCGAGAGCTACGCCATTATGGGTGTGACCCTGTTTGCTGAGTATCTGGACGGTATCGCTGTCGAGACCATTACCCCGGGTGAATCGGTCTAACCTGCAAGGGGGTGACTTTGCATGACCGTCCCTGAGCTGTGCGCCTACACGCACAATTTCTTTGACCGGGCAGACGACCCCATTGCAGGCGAGTTTGCCTTTGAGCCGGACACCGTGCCCGCCGGGGTAGTGCCGGGGCAGTATTTCCTCGTGTGCGGATCCATCTTCAATGACGGCGTGCACATGGCCGGAGACGGAGACCTCACCGCCGAGACGTTCAACGGGACGGTGCAGCCTATGCGCGTGCCGCCTGATTTTGTGGCGCTGGCTGAAAAAATCGACGCATACGATAAGGCGCTCCCGGCCGGCGGCGTGTATGTGTCCCAGTCCTTTGCCGGGTGGTCTGGCACGATGGCCACAGGCACGGACGGCCTTCCCGCAGACGGCAAGACCCGCTATAAATCAGAGATCAACCAGTGGAGGAAGATGTGACATGGTCAATCCGTTCGCTGCATCCACCGTGATGCAGAGCTTTACCAAAAAATACCGCTTTCAGACCCGCAGTTATGAGCCGGACGGTGTGGGCGGCTTTGTGTCCGGCTGGCAGGACGGCCCGGAGTTTGAGGCCGTGGAGCGCCACGACACCACCGTGGAAGCTCAGGTGGCAGAGCAGGCCGACACGGCATCTACTTACACGCTGCTTGTTGGCACCGGTGTTCCGCTGGCCTTCCCGGACTACATCAAGCGGGTAAGTGATGGGCAGACCTTCCAGATCACCAGCACGGCAGATGAGGGCAAAGCCCCGCCGGAATCCGGCATGGGACTGCGGGCCGTCAAGTGCAAAAAGGCGGTGCTGCCGTGATGGGCCCGTCTGAGAGCATCAACCGGGCGCTGAACACGTTTTTCAACGACTTTGGCATCCCGGGCTATCTGGAAGATAACATTCCTCCTGCCGCTTCACTGCCCTATCTGACCTATAAGCCCACCATCCCCGGCGGGTGGAACGCGACGGCATCCTTCCACGCCCGGCTGTGGTACCCAAGCAAGGGCGGCAGAGCCCCCATTCTGCAAACCGAAGATACGATCAGCGCAGCCCTCGAGGACAGCATAACGCTTTCCTGCGAGGGCGGCGCTATTCTTTTGCAAAAAGGCACCCCGTGGGCACAGCCCCTCGACAACCCGCCTGAAGGGTATCTGTGCGAATATCTCAATTTTGAAATCACGCAATTTTGCGAGTAAGGAGCAATATGGCAAGAAAATTTTCCAAAATTTCGCAGGAAGCGTTCAAGTCCATGCAGTTCAATGCCGGAATTGTGGTCAACAAGTTTGACCCGTCCGGCACGACCGAAATCCAGGATGCAGACATCATCACTGCCACCACCGGCGGCATCACTGCGACCTGCAAGGCAAACTTCACGGATCTGGGCGAGGACGTGGACAACGCCCAAAAGAACACCGCAGAGCTGATGCAGATCGAGGACTACGACTGCACGCTGGCCTTTACGGCCCTGAATGCCACAACGGACGTTATCAAGCTGGCACTTGGTGCAGCCGATGTGGCAGAAAAGAAGGTCACGCCCCGCATGACGCTGGATCCGGCGGAAAGCACCGGCGACTTTAAGGACATCTGGTGGGTCGGTGACACCATTGACGGTGGCTATGTGGCTGTACGTCTGATGAACGCACTGTCCACCGGCGGTTTGACCCTCAAGACCACCGACAAGGGCAAGGGAAACATCTCCGTCACCCTCACCGGCTGCCCCCGGCTGGGCAGCGATGTGGTGCCGATGGAGTTTTACTACAGCCCCAAGGCGGCAGCGTAATAAGGAGGACGACCCATGAAAACCCTGAACCAGATGGACGAAACCGAGTTTCTGCGCCGCTGCTGGCTGATCGCCGACGCTGTGTCTGACCTTCTGCAGAAATCCAAAGTCAACGAGCTGCGCAAGGTGCTTCCCATGCTGACCGGCAAGGAAACCCCGGAAGAGCTGGCGCAGAAAAAGGATGAGCAGGCCAAGAAGAACATCAAGGCCATGGCAAAGAGCCTGCTTTTCGACAACGCAGAGGGCACTGCAAAGCTGCTGCCGCTGCTGTATGAGCCGGACGTGGACGAGGATGGCAACCCCGAAACCATGACCCCGTTCAAGACCCTGCGCGTCATCACCGCCACCGTGGAGGATAAGGATGTGCTGGATTTTTTGTCCTCGTTGGTGAGGTTGGCGCAGACGGATATCGGCGCTTAACCTCCACCATTCGGCTGGATATGCTGCGGCTGATCGGCAAACCGTACATTGCGCAGCACTGCATTACAGCTCTGCGGCAGGAGCAAATCGCACTCAGCTACCGGGCATATATGACCGACGCACTGGCCGTTCTGGCTGGTGAGCAAGAGCGTTGGTATGACAGTGTAGAGAGCCTTGTGGACAGCAGGCCGAAACCGCAGCAATCCCCGGAAGAAATCAAGACCCGCATTCTGAACGGCCTGAGAGGAGGTGAAACAACCTGAAACTTTTTGAATTGAGCGCCACCCTCGGGCTGGACGACAGCGCCTACCGGCAAGGCGTGGAAGAGGCAAAGTCTCAGACTAGGGACGCCGTCTCCACCATGATGAAGGATTATAATCGGCTGTACAGCGAGGTCATTCACTTTACGGCAGCCTACCAGAAATCACGGAGAGAGACCGGGGAAGCCTCCAAAGAAACTAAGGAATTTGCCCAGAAGCTGAAAGAAGCTCAGGCCCAACTCAATACCACGGCACAGGGACTGAAAACTGCGGAAGGGTACATGAACAGCTTTGGGGACGCCACATCGGGGTCTAGCAAGTCTCTGGCCGGTGCTATTGCACAAGGCACGATCATGGCGGGCCTTTTCTCAAAACTCAGCTCTGCCGCTCTTGCCGCTGCGAAAAGTTTCATTCAGTCTGGCATCGACTACAACGCCCAGATCGAGAGTTACACTGTTGGGTTTACCAATATGCTTGGCAGCGCAGAAGCTGCACAACAAGCTATGGCAAAGATTCAGGAGGACGCCGCCCGCACCCCGTTCAACGTCGAAGCTCTGACGCAGGCAAATCAGCTGCTTATCAGCGCGGGCGAAAACGCCGGGTATTCCGAAAAGGTCATTCTGGCACTTGGCAACGCGGTCAATGCGGCAGGCGGCGGCAATGCGGAACTGTCCCGCATGGCGCAGAACCTGCAGCAGATCGCCAACGTTGGAAAGGCTGCAAGCATTGACATCAAGCAGTTTGCCTATGCAGGCATCAACATCTATCAGGTTCTGGCCGACTATACCGGTAAATCGGTGCAGGAAGTCCAGAACATGACCATCAGTTATGACCTGCTGTCTCAGGCTCTTATCGCAGCCAGCGAAGAGGGCGGGCGCTACTACGGTGCTATGGAGACACAGAGCCAGACCATGAATGGGCGCATGTCTACCCTGCAGGACAATGTAAAGCAGCTGGCGGGATTGCTGACCGGCGATTTATCCAGCGGCGCCGGCGTTGTAATCGGCAATCTGAACGACATGCTCGTCGCAGCACAGGAAGCTTACAAAACGGACGGCTGGATTGGTCTCGCAGGCGCGATTACCGGCCTGACAGAGCCTATCAACACGGCAAAAAACGCTTTCAAGGACTTCGCAAGCAAAGCCACCACATGGCTGGATCAGCTGAGCTATAAGCTCAACCGTTTTCTCGGAAAAGCAGCCACGGCTGACTTTGATACTTACGAAGAGTACGCGGATGCAAATAACCGGCAGAGCAACCGTAACAGGTTGCGGCAAAACGCCTTAAAAGGCGTTGGCATCAGCAATAGGAGCTGGTCCCAGCGTCAGGCGGATTTGGCGGCAGCCAATGGCAACGGGAGCAGTTCCATCGTCACCACAGGCGGTGGCAGCGGCTCCTCCGGCGGCAAAAAATCCGGATCCTCCGGTTCCACCAGGTCCACCACCGAAACGGTCATTTCGTCCATCTCCAGCACGGCTACCACCGCTGCACAGAATGCGCTGGGCACTGTGACCACTAGCATCCAGACTCTCACCGAAAAGGTCAAGGACAGCGCGGGCAAGATCAAAGATCGCATCACCGAGACCACCACCACGACCGGCAAGGAGATGGTGAACGGTGTTGCCACGACCTTTAAGCAGGTGGAGACCAAAGTCAACGGCACGGTCACAAAGGTCACAAAGACCTATGACGACATGTCAAAAACGCTGCTGGGCACCTTTACCAACGTCTCGGAAACCACCTTTAACGGCATCACCACAAAGGTGCAGCAGGCGGTGGAAAAGTACGCCGACGGCAGCGAGCATATCAAGAAGACCGTCACAGAGACCGGCCAGCGCATCGGAAAGAACGGCGCGGAGACCTACGAGAAGATCATCACCTACATCGACGGAATCGAAGATAAGGTGAACGAGACCTCTACTCTTATCGACAAGAGCGTAAAGGGCACCCAGAGCCGCATTGACCAGCAGCTGAGTGAGGCTTCCGGCCAGCTGGATAAGGGCATTTTCGGGCTGGTAAAAAGCGCCTTTAGTGACGCCAAAAATGGCGACTGGGGCGGTCTCGCTCTGGATTTTGTCAATCTAATCTGGGGCGAAGTGTCGCAGGATCAGCGTGACGTGATCTCTAAGTGGCTTGCGGACGCACTGACCGCGGTCAATGAGGGCTACTTCAGCGGTGGCATCGGCAAGGCGCTGGGGTCTATCCAGAGCATCTTCACAAACGGCATTACTGCCGGAGTGGATGGCGCCACTACGTCTGTAAAGGCGTTCTCTGAGATCGTGCAGGGCCTTGCGAGCTCTGGCGGCGTTGGCGGCGCACTTGGCAGCGTTGTGCAGGGTTTTTCTGGTATGGCTGGCGGCATCACGTCTGCGCTTGGCACTGTGGTGTCGTTCATCTCTGCAAACCCAGTCCTTGGCGTCATTCTCGGCGTTGGCGCTGTGGGTGCTGTAGCTGGCGGCATCGGGCTTGCGCTGTGGGCCAAAAACAAAAAGAGCAAAGACCCGGTCAATAATTACAAGAGCCCGTTTGACGATGTGGGCGTGTACGACAGCCTGAGCGAGTTTTCTACGAGGTCTGCGATGCAGTACCGAGTGATCGGACAGAGCAGCCACGCAGACAAGCAGACCAGCATTCTGGAGCGCATCGAGGAGCTTCTGGACGAGCATCTGCCTGCCATTGGCACCGGTCAGGTGGTCATGGATTCTGGCGAGCTGGTGGGCGTCATTTCGCCCAGAATGGCACAAAATGTTGACGCGCGCATCGGTGTGACCGTGACGAGGAAAGCGAGGGGTGTGTAATGGGCAAACTTTTGGGCGCACAAATTGGCAACTTCCACACCCTGAAAGACTGGGGGCTGTATCTCAAGGTCGGAAGCCCAAAAATCGGCCCTGCTGAGGTGGATGACTACCTTGTGCAGGTGCCGGGGTCTGATACCCTGCTCAACCTGACCAGTTCTTTGGACGGCAGGCCACACTACAAAAAGCGCACCATTACCATGGAACTCAAGTGCACTGCACCGAAAAAGCAGTGGGAGAACCTCTACAGCACTATCGCAAACGCCATCCACGGGAAATGGCTCCAGTGTAAATTCGACAATGACCCCAGTTTTTACTGGGAGGGCCTGTGGGAGGTGTCCGTCAGCAAGGACGCATTATACTGTGTGTTTACGATTACAGGCACTTGCGACCCCTTCAAACGCAGTGTATACGACGGCTCTGATGACTGGCTGTGGGATGACCTTGTATTTGATACGGCGATCATCCGCGATTATACGGATATCCAGCTCAAAGCCAACGAGGACATCACCGTAACCGTTACCGGTGCACCAAGAGCGGCTGGCATCTACTTCAAGCGCAGCGAGGACGCTGCGGACATTGCGGTGTCTCTCAATGGCCTTGAGGTTGGCATCCTTGCAAAGTCTACAGAGTGGCAGTACATTGAGGGCTTGCATATGCCGGATGGCGTTGTAGGTACTCTCATCTTTGCGGCGTCTGCGGATTGCAGCATTAGCATCCGATATCTGGGGGGCAGCTTATGAGCTATAAAGTTTATGCGGGCGTCCAGACCGGCGTTGACGTGTGGAAGACAAAGACCTGCATTTACGACCCAACGGACTACACGGACACAAAAAAGATCATCAGTCCAACTCTGACACGGGAGGTGAGCAAGGCCGGTAGCTTGGAATTCACCCTGCCGCTTGGCAATGTGGCTCACTCAGCTTTGCAAAAAATGCGCACGACCGTGTCCGTAGAACAAGACGGTGTGCGCATCTGGGAGGGCAGGCCCATGAGCCATGAGCAGGATTTTATGCTGCGTCAAAAAGTCTTTTGCGAGGGAGAGCTGGCCTACCTCAACGACAGCTCTGTTGCGCCATATACAGCCAAAGACGTGACGATCAAGCAATTTCTTTCGTTTCTGCTGGAAAACCACACCGGCATGGTGGACGCATACAAGTCGTTTGTCTGCGGAAATGTTGGCTTTCCGAGCACCAGCGTGGTGGTGCCAGAGCTGCATAACTGCGTGATGAAACTGGAATACATGGCGGGTACTCCGGATAGTGACGGCGATTACAGGTATGAATATGGACTTTATACCTCGTCCGGCGTACAGCTTGTAAGCCAATATGAAGTCGGCTACTCGGATGATGACACGGCCCCGGATCCATCCGCGTACAGCTGGACGCTGAATGAAAAGCATGCAGATTCTTCCATAAACGGGTATATCTGGCGCACTGGAAACGGCCTTTTTTCCGTGAGCGTAAACGTGGCTTTATCCTTGGATGGTGACGGCCAGACGCACGAAGCCACGCAAAGAACGGTTACGCCGGATATCACATGCGCTACGCACTCAAAATCCTTTCCGCCTGAGACGGAATACGATCTCAAAGACACGGTCTCGAAAAATTGGAAAATCGAAAAGCAGGGAGACGGCTATGCCGTCTTGTTCAACGGTGCAGCTTTGCCGGATTCTTCCGTTGTCCGTTACGATTCTGCGCCACGGTACACCTTTGGCGATGGACGAAATTTTGGCGTTACATGGGATGTCATCCAAAATGAGCTTGTGGATGTATACGGCGGGTATCTGATTGTCCGGCACGAAAACGGGGCCCGGTATCTGGACTACGTCCAGGAAGTGCAGGAGAAAAACGGGCAGCCCATCGCATTCGGCACAAACCTGCTCGACCTGAGCAGCTACGTCAAAGCAGAGGATATCGTCACCCGCGTCATTGCCGTCGGAAAAAAGAAATCCGGCTGGTTTTTGTGGGAGAAAACCAACACCATCACGGCAACCGCTAACGACGCCACCGCGCAAAAGCTGTTTGGCATCATCGCGCGGGTCATTGTGCAGGACGGAACCGAAAACACAACGCAGTCGCTTCTGGATGCCGCCAACGCGGAGCTGTCCAAAAACTTGCGTTACCTTGACGGAATCACGGTAAAGGCTGTGGACCTCAAGGATGCCGGCGTGGATATCGCCCGCCTTGGCTTTGGCAAGATGACACACATCTACTCCAACCCGCACGGGGTGAACACCTGGCTTTTGTGCTCTAAGATTGTGGAGCCTTTGGACGCGCCGGACAAAAAAGAATTCACGCTGGGCATTGATTTCTCCAGCGTCAGCGACTTGCAGGCCCTGAGCTCACGAAAAGCCAGTGACGCCTATGACCTGAGCCGCTCGCTGAAGGGCTATGCATCCGCAAAGGGGTGATAAATTGGATAAGACATTTGACGAAGCAATTTCCGAAGTCCGCAATGCAGAACGCGGCGTGGAAGTACGGGAAGCCCTTGCACAGGGCTTTGAGTATGTGAAGCAGTATGGCGAGGCTGTTATCGCGCGGCAGGAAGAAGCTGTTCAGAGTGCGGAAACAGCCACAAACGCGGCGGCAACTGCCACAGAACAGGCCACAGCAGCAGCCCAGACAGTCAAAGACGCCACTGCAAGCGCCATAAGCGCAGCGCAAGAGCAGGCAGGTATTTCGACATCGAAAGCCGAGGAATCTGCTTCCAGTGCCGAAGAAGCAGCGGCCAGTGAAACTGCTGCCGCGTCTAGTGCATCTGCCGCAAAGGTCAGCGAGGAAGCAGCTGCAAAGAGTGCCGCCGACGCAAAGGTTATCGTGTCCACTGACACGACCCTGACCGTATCGGGCGCACCGGCTGACGCAAAGGCGACCGGCGACGCCCTGGATCAGAGGTATACCAAAGCCCAGGCCGACGACAAGTTCGGCACGCCGTACACCCTGCCGCCTGCTACGGCGGACCAGCTGGGCGGCGTGAAGGTGGGCGACTATCTGGACATCGCTGCGGACGGCACCCTGAGCGGCAAGACGCTGTATGACACCATCGCGGCCAGTGTGGC